TACCTGGAACTACCGCGTCGTGCGCTCGACCGTCATCCACCAAGGGGTGCGCTACGAGTCCTATGCGATCCACGAAGCGCACTACGACACGCCCATCGAGGCGCCGCACTCGATCACGCAGAACGCCATGACGACCAGCTTTGACAGCGTCGAGGACCTGCGGACCGGCCTGACGAAGATGCTGGTCGCCCTGGACAAGCCAACCCTGAACTACGAGGACTTCTGACATGGCCGTGATCAAGAGGGCGCAACGCATTGCCGACACCGTGATCGGCATGAAGGACGAGCACGCGTTCCGCAAGGCGCTCGACGCCGGCTGCGCGGTCCGCTACATCGTCTCCAACGGCAAGGCCTGCGGGCGCAACAGCACCGTCTCGAACAGCGACCTGTGCCTGTTCTCGGACGCCGAGGGACGCATCTACCGCGCCGTGGTCGGCTCGAAGGGCATCTACAGCGATCCCGAGTACCTGGCACTGGTGCAGGCGGGGCAGGTGCATGTTGGCTGATGACCCGAGGGCGCCAGTTCCCGACCTGTCCGCGCTGCGCCCTGCGCTGCTGATGCGCCTGCAGTTCGTCGAGTGCATGCTGGCCAGCTACGGCACGATCAATCGCGGGGTGCTGTGCGACTACTTCGCGCTGTCCATGCCGCAGGCCAGTCTGGACATCAACCTGTACCTGGGTCTGGCTCCGGGCAATGCGCAGTACGACCTGACGGCGCGCACCTATCGACGCACCGACACGTTCAAGAGGCTATGGCCATGAACCGCCACCACGTCATGACGCGATCCCCTGACCAGCTCGACGATCTCACCGACCGCTGGCATGCCGGCGAGGGTGGCGGCCAGTCGCTGCGGGAGTTCCTGGGCATGTCGCGGATAGAGTACGCCGCCTACGTCCTGCACGGCATCGTGCCGGGGTCCAGGGTCCTGAGCCGCAACCTGCGGGAGGGACAGTTCATGGGCCACTCGTCGGGCAAGGCGGTGCGGCATTGGGCACCGTTCGTCCAGCGTCCGTGCTCCGCGTTCGCCCGCGGCTTCCATCGCGGCCAGCTGCTGCGCCGATCCGGCGTGTCCTTCGAGGTGACGCACCTGGCCGATCAGCAGGGGGTGAAATAGCATGCCGTCGTTCTACAACCAGTACAACTGGCGCAAGTACCGCGTCGACCTGGACAGCAACGGCGAACCCATCGCCTATGCCGTCGAGGTGAACGCACGCGGCAGAGGCCCGACGGAGCGGCTGCTGTGGCGCAAGGATGACGGCAAGCCGATGCCGCAGCGCCTCAAGGACGTGCTGAACGTGCGGGGCACATGCGCGACCATCGCCTATGTGATGGGCTGGGGAGCGGACCGATGAGCCGTCGACTGCGCGAGGGCCGGTATGTCGGCACCTGGGCCGGCAAGCATGTCCGGCGCCGCGCCATGCTCGGCGCGCTGATGCTCGGCGACGTCGAGGTTCTGCCGGAGTCGGTCCCCTTCCCTGACAGCGGGATCGCGTGGCTGACGATGAATGAGCGCAGTCCGGTGCCGCCGATCCTGCCGCTGCGCATCCGCTACCGCAGCAAGGGAATCATGGCCGAGGTGGTGCTGGAGAAGACCGGGCATGACGACTAGCAGGAACAGGCGCGAGGGCCAGTATGTCGGGCACGCCATGGGCCGTGCGGTGCGCTGGCGTCCCGGCGTGCACTGGCATCCGCGCAGCTTCAAGGCCAGGTCGGTGCTGCGCCTGCGCGGTGTCGAGGTCGACGTGTGGCGAAGCGGGCGCTGCCGCGTCCCTGACGTAGAAACGTCCCCGGCGCCGTGAAGCACCGAGGACGTTGGCCGTTCTCCCCACAGAGTCAGCAGGATCGAGTATAGCGGCGTTGCTGGTGCGAGTCGAGGTGCTGGTCAGGCGCCGGCCGCTCGGCGCAGCTCGGCCCTGGCACGCCACAGCAGCCGTGCGATTACCTGGCGGCGCCCTTCCACCTGCATTTCCTTGGCGGTGGCCATCAGCTCGATGGCGTGATCGCCCAAGCGCATGCGGTAGAACGTCAGTCCGCCCGCTTCGCTGTACTTCCGGCTGGTGATCCGCATGCTCACACCCCGTCGGCGTAGGTTTCCGGCTCCAGCACCCGCTCGTCGATCAGGATCGGAGAGACTGGCGCCATGTCGTAGACGCGGGAGACGGCGTCAATGAGGTCCTTCTTGGCCGAGAACGGGTAGGTCAGGAACTCTTCGAGGAACCCTTTGTTGAGGCTGTACATGTTCCCTTCGTGGTCGCGCCGCATGACCGGCTTGAAGATGCGGAAGGGCTGACCCTGCTCACGGATACGGCGCTGGTTGGCAGTCTCGCCCTGCACCACGGCGGCCAGGTAGAACCGCTTGCTGATGAAGTCGGGCTGGAGCCTTTGCACGCGGTCGTCTTTGGCCTGGGCGCCGTCGCTGGTCCAGTTCAGCTCGATGATCTCGAACGCCTCGCGGTCGCGCTGCATTTGTTCTTCCATGTATTCGAGATCGGCCTGCATGCCATAGCGCTCGTAGCCGCAGAACACGGCCTGCACGCCTGGCTGTGCGGTCCAGTACCTGCGCAGGCCCTTGAGGGCTTCCCATCGCTCGCGCAGGCCCATCTTGTGCCGGTAGCCGTCCAAGAGGTACTTGTTGCCGCCGGCGTCGATCCCGACCACGGCCATGGCGGTGTTGTCGCTGCCCTTCTTCTTCGAGTGGGCGGGATCGACCATGATGTAGACGTTCAGGGTCGCGGGCCGGATGTCGATGAAGGACAGCCATTCCTTCTTGAACATGGCCTCATTGCCGGCCGCGGGGTTCATCAGCTGCTGGCAGGCGATCGTGGACGGGCCTTGTGCGAGCTTCTTGTCGCGCCATGCCTGGGCGGTCAGGAAGACCGGCTCGCCGTCCGGCGTGCCGTCCCTGGTGGCCGGGTACAGCCGCACCTTGAGGATGCGCCTGTCGATGATCTCCTGGTACGTGTCCATGTAGGAGTAGCGGGTCCCGACGTGCCAGGCCCGGATGCGCCCGTCTTCCCCGCGTGCGCCGAGGTTGTCGGACAGCTCCCATGCGGTGGTGGTCTTGTTCACCTGGTCCGGGGTGCTCACGGACTCGCGCGTCACCACGTCGTCGTAGACGCGCAGCAAAAAGTGGGCGCCGGTCGGCTGGCCGTCGACGAGGCCGTGCGCTTCGAGCGTGGCTTCCTTGGGGTTGCTCCTGCGCTTGATGACGATTCCCTTCTCTTCCGACCACTTCGGCGACTGGCCGCGTGGATCGGTGTAGAACACGTCCGGGTAGGTGGTGTGCAGGTCCTTGTTCGCTTCCAGCTCCTGCTTGATCTGCAGGAGGAACTTCCGGGCAACCGGCTTGGTATGCGAGAAGATGCCGATGGTGATCTCGGGGTTGACGATCATTTCCTGGATGATGCCGGCGAAGGTGATGATCGTGCTCTTGTAGTGCTCGCGCGCCCACAGGTCGAGGCATCCATCGGGTTCGGCTTCCACTTCGCGGCAGCGCGCGTACAGCCAGGGGTGGATCGCGTCGAGCCGGTGCAGCAGGCGCGTGAGCAGGTAGAAGCGGTCGTTGCGTCCAAGCCATGCCTTGCCCTCGATGCCGTAGCGGGTCTCGACCAGCTCCCACAGGTCCGCCACCGTGTCGAACGGCGCGCCGTGCAGGGTGGCGCGGAATTCGTCAGGCAGTGCCAGCATCGTCGTCCTGGACAGCTCCTACGGGCTGCTGGAGGCGTTTGTGGAAGGCGGCGCGCAGCTCGGCGAATCCGTCGCTGATCTCGACCTGCACGCTGGCTTCGGGCGGGGTGTCGTCGTCCAGTGCGCGAATCTTGCGGATCGTCTCGACCGCGAGCTTGTTGGCCTCGCAGATGGTCTTCACGTCCTTGGGGTGATCGACCTGGTCGACCATTTGCAGCAGCTTGCCCATGCTTCTACGGGCCACTGCCAGGCCGGTGTTCATGTCGGCCACGTCCTGCGTCGCTTCGTCGAGCTGGACCTGACGAATCGCCTCGCCATTCGTCATTTCGTTCGTCAGCGATTCGTCAAGCGGCATCCCGGCCATTGCCTCGCGGACGAGTTCGCGCTTAACATCGCTGGTCCCCTTGATCCAGCCCTGCTTCTTGGCGTACCTGCGCAAGGTCGGCTCGGGAATGTTGTGCTTGATCGCCAGCGCGTTGATGGAGTAGCCGCCGGCCGCATAGTCGATCTCGGCGGCGGCGAAGTCGTATTGGGTGCTCATGGTGTTCTGTCCTGGGTATGCGCGCATTGCCGTGCGCAATCGTGCATGTACTTATGTAGCATCATGCTATATACTGTGTTCGTGGGCCTGTGCGCCCGCACTGTCCGTCATTCACTCAACCATTGGAGGGCATCATGGAACAGCAACAGCATCGGACCAGGATCGGCAAGACCCTGCACGGCGATTGGGAAGCCAGCACCGAGTGCGACATCGGCAACAGCCGCGTGATCGTGATCCGCACCGGCAAGCACACACAGCGGGGCCGTGTGGTCGGCGTGGCGACACGCGTGACGGGCCACAAGCGGGAAGGCTCCTTCCTGTCGCATCGGTTCAACCTGGGCGGCGATGGCGGCGACCTGTCGCGCGTGCTGCTGGTAGCACAAGGCAAGCGCGGCACCGAGAAGGCCATCCGCGACACCCATGCGCAGGCACTGCTGGAGATCGACAAGGTGATGGCCGAGGCGCGCGAATACTACCGCCTGCAAGACGAAGCCGCCCAACCTGCCTGATGAACCCACGGCGCGGCCCATGTGGCTGCGCCCTACTCTGGAGCCTGTCATGACCCGCACGAACGTCGTTACACTTCACGCCGAGCCGGTTCAACCGCGCCCGGACACCCGCAGGCAGCGCGAGGACGCCACGATCCGCCGCGCCCTGTCGATCCTCTCGAACCGCATGCGCCAGCCCGGCGAGCTGCTGGCCCGCCCGTCGGCTGTGCGCGAGTACATGCGCCTGTACGCGGGCGAGCTGGAACACGAAATCTTCATGGTGCTGTTCCTCGACGCCAAGAACTGCCTGATCGCGCGAGAGGAAATGTTCCGGGGCGCCCTGACCGAGGCCAGGATATACCCGCGCGAAGTGGTCAAGGCCGCACTGCACCACAATGCCGCCAACGTGATCCTTGCGCACAATCACCCGTCGGGCAAGCCGGAACCGAGCGAAGCCGACATGGTCATCACGAATCACCTCAAGAGCGCCCTGGACCTGATCGAGGTGCGCGTGCTCGACCACATCATCGTCACCGCGTCTGCATCGTGCTCGATGGCCGAACGTGGCCTGCTGTGAACAAAGGAGACAGGACATGAAATCGCACCGCGAAACCTTCCCCGACCAGTACAAGCACGAATGGTGCGGCAAGCCCGTCATCGTCGATACCGG